GAAGAGCAACTTGATTTTAAAATGGCACACGAGACAATTGGGCAAAAATTACCAGTAGTCCCAAGTGCCTCTCTAGTATTAGATGATGCGTTATCTTCAGGAGGATTACCTCTTGGAAGATTAATTCAGTATTACGGTGCTCCAGGTTCAGGTAAAACTCTTATGGCTATGTTAGCTATGAAAGAGGCTCAAGCTGCCGACCCTGAATCACAGCAGGTCTTTATTGATGCGGAGCAAACTTTCTCTCCAACTTGGGCAGAGGCTCTTGGATTAGATACTTCTAGAATTATTATCGTTGATGGAGATACTGCCGTCAATGGTCGTAAATGCTTTGAGATGGTTTTAGGCGTTCCAAAAGAAGATGCTAAAACTCACGCTCTAAAAGGCAAATCTAAAGAAGGTCTTTTAGATAAAATTGCGTCAGGTGAATTTAATATCAATATGGTAGTGCTAGATTCATTGGGTTCAATTATACCTCCTGGAGAGGATGTTTCAGTGGTTGGAAAGATGAATATGGCTTTGCTTGCTAGATTCTTAACAACAACTTTCCGAAAGCTTTCTTTAGAGGTCAGCAAAGCCAAGGTTCCATTTATTATTATCAATCACAAGAAGGCTAATATGGATCCTTATGGAGTTGACCACACATTCTCAGGAGGTAATACTTACGCCCACTTCTTAAGTGCAAACGTATATTTTGAGCCAGTCAATCGTGCAGATGCTAGAATTCTTGACGAGAAGGATAACAAGATTGGTCAAACTATTAGAGCAACTGTTGAGAAGAGTAAGTTTGGACCTTGGCCAAGAAAATGTGAATTTAAAGTTGATTTCGGAATTGGCGTTATTGATCGTCATGAAGAGATTGCTCAACTAGCTCTAGATTACAATGTTGTTCAAAAACCAACATCTGTAACTCATGAGTATGGAGAGCATAAGTGGGTTGGTTTTGGTAAATTCTGTGATGCAATCAAAGAAGATTATGAATTAGCTCAAGAGTTAACTATAAAAATTGGCGAAGCTCGTGACGCAAAATGGGAATCAAAGAGGTTAGAGCAGGAGTCTAAAAAAATAAGTGAAGACTCTGAATCTGAAGAGACTGAAACTAAAAAGAAAAGAAAGGCTAAAGAGTAATGTCAGATAAAGATTTTAGTGTTGGAGCAATCGCATCAATTCCTACTTTTGGTGCTTTAAATAAAAAACCTATTTATTTAATTTCTTTAGAAGACACTTCTTCTAAAAAAGGAGCTTCCAATTGCCAAAGATTTATATCTCTGGATAAGCCAGACTCTCAAAATGGCTTTATTTTGGCAAAGGGAATTTTTTCAGATTGCTCAGAGGAAGAAATTTCAAAAACATTCTCAGACATCTTGACATCTGCCCCCAAGGAGGCTATACTTGATATGTGGTTTCCGTGGCACAGAGTCTTGAGCATAAGAAGCCTAGTTTTCAACGCAAATAAAACAATAAATCGATAAAAAAGTAAGGGTAATAATATGAAATATAATAGTAAGACAAGTCCTGTTGATAGTGCGGTTTTTGATGGCGTAATTGGTTTTGTTAATAATACACAGTCTGGAATTTGGTCTGGTACAATGACAGAACTAAGTTCTAATATTAAAAAAGTTCTTGGCAAGAAGCGCTCTGTTGATATGCCAGGATCTCCAAGCGCACTTAGAGTAGTATTAAACAGGTTAGTAAATAAAATTAGAAAACAGAAAATCAGCGTTCGATTTGTTCGAGGGTCTGATCGCAATAGAACACGTTACGTAATTTTTACCCGATAAATTTAAAATAAGTTTAAAGTTCGGTCGAATTATTTAGTAGATAAAGTACCGTAGTGTACAATAGAATAAAAATAGGAGAACAAAATGACAACATTTGGTGAAATTTCTTGGAATGATGATGAGTTTGGTGGTGATAAAAAAGGTACAAATGCCAAAGACTTATTCCTTCGTCTAGACGAGGGTTCAAATGAGATGAGGCTAATTACACAACCTTTCCAGTATTTAGTTCATAAATACAAAAAAGAGCCTAACAACCCTAAAGATTTTGGACAAAAAGTATATTGTTCATCAATTCATGGCAGCTGCCCACTATGCTCTGCTGGAGACAAGGCTAAAACTCGCTGGCTATTAGGCGTTATTAGCCGCAAAACAGGCACTTATAAAGTTCTTGATGTTTCTTACGCAGTATTCTCACAAATTCGTAAATTAGCCCGTAACACTCAGCGTTGGGGCGATCCTACAAAGTATGATATTGATATTGTAGTTGATAAGAATGGCGGTCCTACAGGATACTACTCTGTTCAACCAATTTCAAAAGAGCCTCTATCTGCTGCTGATCAGCAGATCAAAGACAATGCGGATCTCGATGATCTAAAGCGCAGGGTAACACCTCCAACCCCAGATCTTGTTCAAAAGAGAATTGACAAGATTAATGGTGTAGATACTCCTGTTGCTTCAATGCAGCAATCTTCTGTAAAGCCTGTAGTTAAAGCTCCAGCTCCAACAGTAGATATGGATGATGATGACGATTCATTTCCATCATACGACAACTGAATAAAAAACTAAATTAGTTTTAAAGGCTAGGCTAAACCCTAGCCTTTTTTATTTTACCAACAAATACTTGTGTTATATAGTTTTAAAGATTTCTTTTGAGAAAATTTTTATGACAAAAATACTTGGATTTGATGTATCTAGTACGACTATTGGTTTCTGTGTACTAGAAATTAACGAAAAAAATAAAGATATAAAGTTTATTTCTTGCGATTACTTAAAACCTATTAAAACAGGTTCTATTATAGAGAGAATAATAGATACGAGAGATAAGGTCGTTAATATTATTGATGAAATTAAACCTGACTATATAGGTATCGAAGATATTATACAATTTATGCAGGGCAAGAGTACTGCCCAAACTATAATTACTCTTACAACATTTAATAGAATGATTGCTTTGTTATCTTACGATTACTTAGGTAAGTTGCCTGAGTTATTCAGTGTTATGAGCATACGTCACGGTTTAAAAGAAAATAAAGAGCTTCCAAAAAAAGAAGATATTCCAGAGCTTGTGGCAAAAAAATTAGAAATTAAATTTCCATATCAGAAAAATAAAAAGGGAAATGTAAAAGTAGAAAATTATGATATGGCAGATAGTGTTGCTGTTGCTTTACATTATGCTAATATTTTAACTGGAAAAACAAAGCGAAAAGGTAAAAGTAAATGAATTTAAAAGAAGCTTATGATATTTTAGGTTTATCTTCAGACTCTTCTCCAGATGAAGCTAAGAAGGCTTTTAGAAAAAAGGCTGCAAAGTATCATCCGGATATAAATAAAGAGCCTGATGCTGAAGATAAGTTTAAAAAAATAAATGAAGCTTATAAAAGAATAGAGAGTGGAGAAGATTCAGATTCTCAAATGCCAGACTTCAGTGGTTTTGGAGGATTTGGTGGATTTCCAGATTTTATGGGTTTTAGGCAGCAGGGCTCTTTTAGAAGAAGGGATGCTTCTAATATCTCATTAGACGTGTTGATATCTTTTAAAGACTCTGTTACTGGTATTAAAAAAGATATTTCTTTTAATAGAAAAGGTAAGTGTATAGGCTGTGATGGTAATGGTGAAAGTTTAATAAATAATGGATGCACTAAATGTAATGGTCTTGGTCAAATAACAAGGCAGCAGGGAAATATGATATTCATGCAGACTTGCGATAGTTGCAAAGGTCAAGTCAAAAAGAAATCATGTGAAAAGTGTAATAATACTGGCGAACTTGATACAAATATATCTATTTCTGTAAATATTCCAGGAGGAGTAACAGACAGTTCTGTTTTAAGATTATCTGGATTAGGTAATTTTGTTGGCAAATTTATGGGATCAGATCAGTTTACTGATGCATTTTTAAAAATTAATGTAACACCTGATGAAAACGGACTGACATTAGATGGTAAAGATGTTGTTTTAAAATTAAATATTTCTTTACTTGAAGCTGTAAGAGGTTGCGATAAAACTGTAAAAACAGTTTTTGGAGATAAAGATATTAAAATTAAACCTCTATCAAAAAACCTTGAGGAAATAGTGGTTCCAAATTTTGGTGTAAATAGAATTGGTAATCAAAAAATTATTTTAGATGTCGAATACCCTAAAGATACGTCTAAATTAATTGATTCTTTATTGCAATTAGAGGTATAAATGGCATTTTCAATAATTTGTACAAATAAAGGCTGCGGTGATCATATGGAGCCTTATATAGATAAAGACACTGATAAAGTATATTGCTCATCTTGTGACAATGAATTATTTCATGTAACTCATTTTGCTAAGATTCAAATGAAATCTATGAAGCAATTTAAGCAAAAAAAGACAATATCATTTGCTATTAAATGTAAATTTTGTGGAAAAGAAGATAGACCAGTGATTGTTTTAGATAAAATAGTTTGCCCTTCTTGCAAAACCGAACACAGTCACTTAAGCGAGGCTTTTAAATATATGTTAAAGGGTAATTTGAAGAAAGTTTCACAGGACGTTTGATTTTTATGTTAAAAAACATTATTGATGCATGTAAGTATTTACTTGAAAGCTATTCTGAAGCAGAGTATTGTAAAGAATATTTGAATACCAGGGTAAATAAAGAAAATCAAGAAATATTCGAATTTGGTTATTTTCCGAATATATCAAACATAGATGCATTAACATCTTTAATTGGAGAGGATATTTTATTTGAAAACTCATTACTATACACTAAAGGTTTAGAAGATTCTTTATTTCCAAGAAAATTGAAATTTTCAATTTTTGAAGATCATCCTTTAATTATGCCATATAAAGATGTTTATGGAAACATTGTTGCTATTGTAGGCAGGTCATTACTTTCAGAAAAAGAAAGGAAAGATAAAAAAATATCAAAATATAAAAATACTGTTTTTAGCAAAAGTAAGCATCTTTTCGGTCTTTATGAGAATAAAAAAAATATTATAGAAAAGGGATGTGCTTTTGTTGTAGAAGGTCAGTTTGATTTGATAAAATCAAGTGAGAGTGGAATGAATAATGTAGTTTCTTTAGGTAGTGCTGGTATGTCTACATATCAATTTTTTCTACTTACTAGGTATACAAATGATATTATGCTTTTATTAGACAATGATGAGGCTGGAGAGAAGGGAAGAAAAAGAATTATAGATAAGTTTGGAAAATTTGCCAATATACATAATTTTTATTTGCCAGAGCCCTATAAAGATATAGATGAGTATTTATCAAATAATAGTTACGATTCTTTGTCTTTTGTTATAAAGAATTAATAGTAATTATAAATTAGGAGATGCGATGGAAAAAAGAAGTAATAGATCTGATCGATATCAATGGGTTTTACTTGAGACGGTTTGCTCAAATGATATGATGGAGGCGTTTTGCAATGACGATAGCATATCATCAAGGCTAAATCCATTTAATTATAACGAGGATTTACTTGATTTAGAGGATCAGTTAAAGGTTGAATTTTGGCGAGTGGTTGATACTCTTTTAACATCTAGGCAAAGAGAAGTTATAAGGCTTTATGCAGATGGATATACGCAAATGGAAATTGCTAAAATGTTAAATGTTAACCAAAGCTCTATTACTAAATCTCTTAATGGCAATGTTGATTATAAAAATGGTAAAAAAGTTTATGGTGGGGCAAGAAAGAAAATTAAAAAGATAATTGAAAATGATGAAAAGATAAAAGAAATCTTAAAAAAGATGTCTGATCTTAGAGAAGAAAAGTGGTAAAGATTAAAATTATTAATATAGTTTGGTAATAATATTGACTTTATTAGTAAGAAAAAATACTGCATATTCTTTAAAGTATCAATATTTATTTATCTATGTTAGGACATATTGTGTTTTAATGGGAGACTTTAATGTCAAAATTTAGTGTAGATTACTCAGTTTTAGATAGCAAAATACATAAAAAGGCTTATAAACTTTCTGATGTTAAAGATCAATTAGAAAAAGTAGCTTTTGATATAGTTAAATTTAAAGATGGCGACAATTCAGCGAACTTATGGCAAATTCAAAGTTCTGATGATGGCGAATATATTATAGCATTATATAAACCAGAAGAAGAAGTAAAATTAGCCTCTGATTGGGATGTATCTGTTGCTAAAACTGCCGGAAGTTTACAAATTTCATATAAAGGCGATCCATTAGTTACTATGGCATCTTCTAAATTAGGGATACCTAATAGTGAAATTCATAAGGTTGCAGAATATTTGCCAAAAAAATTATCTGAAAACAAAACTTTAGTTAAAGCTTTATTAAACGAATTACCATCATCAGCTAAAGAAATGGTATTAAATAAATACCCAGAGTTGGTCTAATACACTGAATAGGATACTAAATGAGCCGTGATAAATTACAACAATTAGTAGGTTCTCTAGCCCAAAGCTTAGAGAACAATGAAAAAGTAGCTACTCCGATATTAGCTGCCAAGTTAGCTAAGTGTTTAGACGCCTATCCAGAAGACCAAACAATTGGTGCAATGGCTAGGGTTATTAACAAAATGGCAGAAAATAATAATATATTTATTCGTAAAGCAGAGTTAAAATCTCTTTATAATAAATTATATTCTCGTAATACTAAATTTGCCCAATTGTTTGGTGAGGAATTAGGTATTTCTGAGCATAAACCAGAAACAAAAACTTATCAAAGAGATGACTCTTCAAATATAAATCCATATTCTTATGGTCATGAAGTTTTATCAAACGCTTTAAATAGCGTTTTTGATAAAAATGAGCCATTAAAAATGTATTCTCAACCTTTAGCTGAAAAAGCTATGAATTCCGTAGCGTCTACCTTAGATGCTTGGAATTTAAAACCAACTTCACTTAATGTTGAAGAGGGTAATGAAAAATTTTTAGTTATTAGAGCTAGTTATGAAACTCCAAAAGGAATGACTAGTTTTTACGTTCCAGTAGAAATTGTAAATAACAAAGTTGTAGAAGCTTCTGTATTTATGGGTAACTCTGGACCACAAGAATTAAATAATTCTAATATTAAATATTATGTTACAAAATTTGCAGGATCAAAGCTAAGAGTTAACGGCTCATCTATATTGGGCGTAATTACTAAAGCCGCCTCAGAAAATAGAGAAGTTAGCGGCGTAGAATTAGCCATAGCCAGACTTCATGCTTCTAGAAATTCTGAAACAGAATTTGCTCAAAATCAAATTGTTGGATTAAAGGTAGCTGAAGCCTCAAAAGAAGAAATTCAATTTTCAAAATCTAGAGAATTTTCTTCATTTGAAGAGAACTTCTCTTCACCTTATGGTCAAGCATCATTTAACTTTGGAGAAGAAAAAGTTAAATTAGCCAGAGAAAACATTGCCAGAGAGCTTGTTAGTTTAGGGCACAAAAATCCTCAAATTACAGTTACTTCTAGCGATGAAAGTTCAATTTTCTATGGAGTATCTTTAAATGCTGGTAAAGTTGCATTTACAGTTCCAGTAAAATTTGCTTCTGGAAAGATGCAAAAACCATCTATGTTAATTTGTAATGGCTCTCCAGCATCATTTGATCATCAAGGTATTCAATCATTAATTGAAAGTAACTATACTGATTATAAGGTTGCCGCAGCTGCATCTCCAATGTTTGGATTAAACTCAAGTGAATTAATTAATAACATTAGACAAGCAGTAAAAGATGGAAATGTATCTAAGGCTGAAGATGCGCTTAATGTACTTGCAACATCAGGAGATCCTAAGGCTTATATTTCAGGGTTCAAAGTTTATGCTTCAGGTCTTAGCGGAGATACTGCTGATAAAAATGATGTAACAAACCATCCATTATATAATCCAAATGATTTTTATAAGAGTGC